CAGAAGTTGAGATTCAACTATCGAACAGTCCTGCTGATTGGTCATTTTTGACCACGTTGTGGTTTGGTGGAGAACCAAAGTTCGAGAAGGCGATTCCGGAAGGGGTGAACCCAGATCCGTTTTATATTGCAACGCTGCCATTCACTACGGTTATTTGGATGTCTGTTCCAGCTAAAGTCTATGATGCAAGTCTGATCAAAGAAATTAAGGTGGATATCAAGCAATTAGAAAATGACTTTGATTTTGACGCAATGACTACTTTGGATGGACTTGTCATAAGACCGACAGAGAATCAACTCATCACAAGCACTAACCTTTAATCGATTATCGTCTATAGATTGGAGCAAAACCTAATAGTTTGATCCATTGCATAAATACCTCTGACCAAAACTTTCTAAGTTAGAGGTAAACCAATGGTATTAAATTCCGCTGGCGTCGAGGTAACTGTTAGTGTCGTTGGCGCAACCGCCCAGTCTTCACCAACAACTATCCCGCTCGTTGTACTAGCGACCCGCGCTAACAAACTTACTCCTGATGGAACCGGCACTGCGCTAGGCACGATCGAGGCTAATCGTCTTCGTCAAGTTACCAGTCAGCGTGAACTAATTCAAAATTATGGAACTCCAGTGTTCGTAACATCTGGTGGTGATCCCGTTCAAGGTGATGAAACCAATGAATATGGACTTCTAGCAACTTATTCGTTCCTAGGACAGGGAAATAGCGTATTCATTCTTCGTTCTGATATTGACCTTGGCCAACTCGTTCCATCCACGACCGAACCTAGCCTATCGCCAGATGATGGATCTTATTGGGTCAATTCTGGTACCCTAGTCGGTGGTATTTTTAAGTATGTTTCTAGTGTTTGGACCGCAGTACCTTTCCATGTGTTCCAGGCAACCCCAAGTATTACTGATGGTGTTGATGGTGACTTCGGGTTCGATTACACCACAGATAATGGAACGCTCGTGTTCAGAGCTTCTGGCGTTTGGTATCCAGCGAGCGACGCCAACCTCGTAGCACATGGAGGAGCAACTAATCCTCTTACTGTTAATGCTTCTGCACCTGTGAGTCCTGCGGCTGGTGATTTCTGGTTCAAGAATACCACGTTGGCTGGTGGAACAAATATTCAGCTAACGAAGTTCAATGCCGCAACTGGAACCTGGATTTCTCAGACTGTTATTCGTCAACCATCTGCTCCAACTCCTACTGCTGGTGTTATTTGGGAAGATATCTCAACTCTTAATACGACTGGTTTTCGACCACTTCGAATTGGTACTGGATCAACCTTCGTCTTAATGACTTTGTTCGTTCAGAATTTTGCTCCTACTGCTGATCCAGCACTAGGAACTTACTGGTACGATGACACTCTTTCTGACTTCGCAATGTACCAGGAAAACAACAACATTTGGATTCCAATTACAACCACCACGAATTCAAATGTTAGTGGCACTCAGAAATACGTTTCTGCAAGCGCTCCAACTTTCCCATCCACTGGTGCAATTTGGATTGACGTTTCTACTGAAATCAACATTGACAACTACCCTGTAGTAAAGCAATGGAGTGGTACTCAGTGGATCGATATAACTTCTACTGTCATCATTACTGATACTCCTCAGGTTGCAAGTCTAGTAGCTAATTCGACAATTTGGATCAACACTGGTGAAAGCCTAACTCGCAACATCGTTAAGCAGTGGGACCCAACGTATGTCGCGCACACGGTTAATATTTCCGGTGCAGTCGTAGTACAGACTGGAAATTTCTGGGGTCCACAGACCGGCACTGTGTTCGGTCGTAAGTCTCAGAGACAGATTATCGTTCAGCAGCTACAAGCGACTATCACGGCAAATCAGGATATTCGTTCAGAAGCCGTATACTTCCAGCTTATCGCATCGCCTGGATATCCAGAGCTTTACGATGACATGCTAACGCTGAACACGGATAATGGCGACGTTGCGTTCATCGTAGCCGATACTCCTAAGTTCATGATCCCATCGGGTATTTCAGTTGGGCGTGAAATTACTGCGCAGGATTGGGCTACCAACGTCAACAACGTTGAACAGACGGGTGAGCAGGGCTTCTCCGGTGCCCCAACGCCATATGCGGCATTCCATTACCCATGGGGTCTATCGACTAATCTAGATGGTAATAACGTGATGGTTCCACCATCGCATATCATGTTGTCTACGTTTGCTTACTCCGACTCCATCTCGGCTCCGTGGTTCCCACCAGCCGGATATACTCGCGGTCCAATTCAGAATGCGGGTTCAGTAGGTTATCTCTCGGATGCTGGGATCTATACCCCAGTCGTGCTCAATCGTGCTCAGCGCGATATTCTACAGGCACAGAAGATCAACCCATTCTACAACAGTCCAAATCGTGGATTGACTGTGTTTGGTCAGATCACGATGGAAGCAACATCTGATTCCCTAAACCGAATTAACGTTGCCCGATTGATCTGTAAGATGAAGTATGATCTCCAGCGTTTGCTAGAGCCATTCTTGTTCGAAATCAATGACGCGATTACTCAGCGTAGTGCACAGGTTGTCACTTCGCGTTATCTCGCCGGATTGAAGTCGCTACGAGCGTTGTATGACTTCGCATGTATTTGTGACTCGTCTAACAATTCTCAAACTGACGCGGATAATTACACCTTGAACGTCGCAGTAGCGATCAAGCCAAGTAAGGGAATTGAGTTCATCTACATTCCAATTACCGTGTATAACGCTGCGGACACGATCCCATCGTAATAAGAAAAGAAAGGAGCCTCAGTGGCTCCTTTCTTTTTGATCATCTAGCATATGTAAATACCTAGAAACGCTGGAGGTATGACTGGAGGTATGATGTGCTAATACTCGTTCGTCACGGGCAATCCATATACAATGAACAAAAACTTATGTGCGGGACGGTCGATGTCCCTTTGACACAGATGGGGATCGAGCAAGCCACGGCTTGCGGGAACTCCCTAGGTGAAATACCTTTTGACTTTTGTTATTCGTCCACTCTTCAGAGGGCCACAGAGACCGCTAGGATCATCCTGGAGACGCTGGGGCAGTCTATGGGCGTAGAGACGACCCATAAGCTCAACGAACGCTCCTACGGCGTCCTAGAGGGTCTTACGCTAGGGGAATGCCGGGACAAGTTTCCTCCGAAGAAATATAAAACGTGGGAGCGGGATTATTTTGAAGCTCCTCCGATGGGCGAGTCTCTGTCAGATGTCTCGTGTCGGGTTATTCCCTATTATACGCACAATATTCTTCCCAAGCTCAGAGCGGGTAGAAATGTATTGATCGTATCTCATGCAAACGTAATGAAGGTGTTGTTTGGTTTTATTAGAAAATTGGAAGAATCTGAAATTATGAGCATTGAGATCGAGAATGCTATTCCCTATACGTTCCCACCTGGATTACTCGATTTAAAGGGAAGTTGTGCCATATAAACGGGCATGTGAATAGGGACTTGGCGAGTAGACTAAATATACTTGTAATTCTATGCTCCGCTTGGAGGAACTAATGTGGCTGCAAATAATCTCGTTAATTTTGGAACACCTGGATTGAATGGTGATCGTTCTGCGGTCCTCCAGCCGATTTTCGCTAATCGATTCCGTACTACATTCTACAACTTCGGTGGAACCAGCGGTGCTCCTTATGATTTGACTCGTCAGTGCAAGAGCATTGGTATGCCAAAGCTTGAATTCGAAGAGCAGAAGCTATGGACATACTCTCAGCCAACCTATGTAATCAATCGTGGTGAGTGGCAGACCGTTGAGATCAAGTTCTACTCCGACATCGGTAACACTGTGTTGACGTTGCTTGAACAGCAGTTCGCAATGCAGCAGAACTTCTATGATCAGACATATGCTCGCGCTGGTGAGAACTACAAGTTCGATCTCGATCATGACATTCTAGCTGGTGGTGGATCTGCTGGTGGTGCGTCGTTCGATCCGAACATTCTTCAGAAGTGGAGTTATTCTGGTTGCATGTTGACTGGTCGTGATTACGGTGAGATGGATACCGAAGAGCAGAAGGCAGTCATGTACTCAGTTACGATGCGCTTTGATAACGTCACTGTGTTCGACCAGAATGGTAACCGTATGGGTAGTTTCTCCCATGATGCAGAGATCGCATCTCAGCAGGGTATTCTTTCGACCCTTGGTGTTAACTCCAACGTCAGCGTATCGATCAGTGGATCTTCGATTAGCGTTGGTGGTTCGTTCAGCTTCTAAAGAAAATGCCCCGGAAGTTCCGGGGCATTTCTCTTAGTATCCGCGCTCTTCTATTTCGAGCCTACGATCTCTCTTATAATTTCGGATCGTTTCTAGTTTCTTCTGACGTTTTTTAACGGATGGCTTCAAAAACTCGGTATGGGCCATATAGTCCTTGATGACATTCTCTTTATTAAGAAGCTTTTTGAGCTTCCGAAAAGCAAACATAACATCATTGTTTCGAACTTCGACTTTCATTCATTTCTCCATGGAGCACTTTTCCGTGCCTAAATACTACTTAGAATCGAGGATTAAAATTTATGTCAATTAATGGTTGGCCATTTAACAATGCAGCAGCAGATGCGCGTAATTTCACCGCGCAACCCGGCCTTCTAGGCTCTCGCGTTGCCATGATGGTTCCACGACCAAAATACGCCTTTTGGGTTCAGTTCGATATTAATCCATCGGCGCTCCAGTCGAATAGTGCTCTTACCAATCTATCAACATATCTCGGCAACGGTAAGCTCTATTTCAATCTCAAATCGATCGATTTACCAAAAACAGAATTTAAGCAAGAAAAAATTAGAGCTTACAATAAAGAAAAAACGGTTGTAACAAAACTGGAATATCCAGGATCATCTATGACGTTTCATAATGATTCTACTTCAATGGTAGCCGCATTGATTAAAGAATACTTGGCATTTTATCATGAAATTGGTGATATCGGAAGCAGTACGACATCTGGTTTAACTTCATTCAATGATAATGCAAAATTTTCGTCTAGAGATTCTATATTAGATCTTCTTAACATGCGTAATGACAATACTATTAGGCAATCACTTGGTATGAGAATGCGTAATGATAATCAGCGTCATTTCTTTGATAACATAATAATTTATGATTTTGGAACAGATCCAGATTCAATCAATACATACTATTACTATCATCCCACTATATCAAACACATCTTATGACACGCTAGATTATGAGGACAGGAATTCTCCTACTGGTGTTACTTTTCAATTAGAATACGAGTCATATTATTTCAATGTTGGTCAACCCCGTACTTCTCAAACGAGTAGTGTGTTGACTATGTTTGATCCTACCGCGACATTAACGCCATCGCCGTCCTCTGGTCATATTTTCATGAACCCCGTTAGCAGTACTCCTACTGCGTCTGCGCCGGTCTCTACACAGCAGAATAGTTCAAGCACGGCCTCTATTGATCCAACAAATCAATCAGACATTGCGGTTTCTCGTCTGCCTGGAGAATCGTTGGCAGATTTTGATGCTCGAACTACTAATGTTCCGGTGTATCAGAAAGATTATAGTAGTGATCCGGCGTCCGATGTGGCCAGTGATGTTGCGCAAGAACAAGCCACTGATCCAGCGCTCAATGTAGCCAACGATGTGACCAATGAACAAAACACTAGTCCCGCTCAGCAACAGGTTGCTGATGACGTGGCTCGGGAGCAAGCTGCGCAAAATGGTGATTACACCGGA